CAAATAATCATACCTCGGCACAACATTGAAAGAAGCTCTATCTCTATCTTCTTGCATAGCTCTATCAAACTCTTCTTCATAAACCGCTTTTAAAAGCTGAATACGATCAGGAGCTTTTTTTATAGCAATGTAATACGCCAATCCTGCTGCCAAACATGGATAAAACCTAAAAGGTATGTCCATTGTATTTATAAGTGTATCTGCGTCGTCCATACGAGTTAAAGCATTATAATAAATAACATCTGTGCTATTATCAGGAGCGGGCCATATTTTCAAATTAGGTGTGGTCTGTCTGTCTAAAAAAAATTGAGAGGGCCTACCTGTACTTGTCTTGTTAGGTATACTTAGATACTGATCTCGACTTACTCTTTCCAAAGAATAATCAACACTACTTCTGCGAACGACTGCGGATAAAATGTCTATAACATCCGTTCCTAAAGAATATTGAGTGTCATCCGCTGTTACAGTCTGTGTTCGTTGTGTAATAGTCCATTGATTAAGCCCACGATTAGACCATTCAGCTAACATAAGATTAAGGCTTCTCTTAGCCGTCTTCAAATCATAACCTGTTCTAACTTCTAAACCGCATCTTTCAAATGCTTCTTCAATATAGTCTGAGACATCTAACTCAAAATTAGTGCTTCCTGAAACTGCCATGTAAACCTCTTATGCATAAAAGAAAGTCATCATATCAGCAACATCCAAGGTGTATGAAACACTCATGCCACTTGCAAATAAAACTCCTTCTTCTGGAACCGATCTATCTATAGTTTGGTTTGCCGTACCAATAGTCCTTGCTTTAAACAACGCTGTACCACTTTCGGGGGTTCCATTAAAAAACGAAACTGTTCCCGCTGTACCACCAGAAACTACTGAAAGACCCTTTAAACGTATACGCGCCCCATCTCCAACAGCTTGAGCACAAAGAGTACCCGAACCTACCGTAATATTAGCAGCATATTTTGCAGAACATTCAACTGCGGAAACAGTAAGAAATAACTTTTCTCCTGCTACTGTTTCTGCGGAACCCGTTGATGTTATAACTTCCGTCATAGCATCTCCAAATACATCCGTTCCCGTAATGGTACATGTTTTACTGTTGTCACTTGTACCTGTAGTAGTAACCGTAACATTTCTAGCTGCCCCACCCGCATGAGTGGTTTGTGCCATAGTTGCGGAGGTATCAGGTCTTGCCGCAGTAACTAGTCTATCCGCGTCAGCTGCGTTTTCATCGTTAACTGTCAGCGCTCTTACATCTGAACTTGCCATATAATTCTCCTAAAAATGTGGGGGAGTTACCCCCACTTATTTTTTATTCGTTAATTATTCTACTCATTGCAACATAATGACAATGCACTGCTTCTGCCGCTGCTGCATTTGCTTCAATACCTATGTAAGGAATTAAATCAATGTCATCGGTCATAGCCGCTGATTTAGTAGTTCCAGTAGTCACCGCTGTGCCACCAGTAGAACCAGACGTACTTGTTACATTGTATTGAGTACCGTTAACAAAAATGGACATCTTTCTATCACTGTCAAACATAATTTTTAAATGATAAATAGTATTAGCGGCTACCGTAATTGGTAACTGACTAATATGGTCTGTTCCACCTATACTATGAACAAAATGCAATTTAGTAAAATCATCGAAAGCTTGCCCAGAATTATCAGCATCTGTTAAAAAATTAAAATATGCTTGATTAGCATCCGTTGCTACTTCGGGCACATTTGTTAATTTTAATCCTGCCCAAACATTTTGATTATCAATAGCAGGTAATGCAATAGATGTTTCAAAATGAACTTGGTTTTCGGTTCCCCACAAACAACCAGCCCATGCTGTGGCTGCCGTATCTAAATGAGGGGTCAATATTGCTTGGTCTTGATCGGCTCCTGCCGTTGTTGCTACAACTCCTGCTGAAGTTGTATTAAACGTACATAAGGCAGTAGTCATGTTAGTTCCAAGTGCTTCCCAGTTTCTGTTCAAAGCTCTTTGAACTTCTACTGTAGATACTTGGTCAATGTTTGCATTAAGACCCGGTCTTTGAAGAAACCACTCTTCTAGATAATAACGTCGGGTGTCTTTTATTCCTATGTCGTGTAAAGTTCTATCTTGGATCAAACCCGTTGAAGAATCTTTACTTATTACTTTCATTCCATTCTGGGACCTTATTGGTCCTGAAAAAGTTGAATTAGCCATTCTTTCCTCCTGTAGTGGCAAATGTCAGCCACACCATGTGGCTGTCAGGGATAAGCTATTATAACAAGTATTTACAAAAAATAAAGGGCGACTTTCGCCGCCCCTTAATAACCTTAAATAAACTAGCTTACGCTCCGGGTGTACCGAATACGCATCTCCAGTCAGAAACACCAAAGGAATAACGCTCACGAGCCTTAAACCTCATGTTTCCTGTATCAAAATCGCCTTCCATTGCAGTCTTAATGGCTGCTCTGTTAAACATTTTGAAACCATTTGGAGCATCAGTTTTAATGAAAAATGCATCTGTATCAGTAAGATAATGGTTTACTGTTGCTCCTTCTGGAAGCATACCCATGCTCTTAGTTGCATTTAAATCATTGTCCGCTGTTCCGGGTCTTAATGCAGAATTAATCACTCTTTCAGCTATAAACTGTAGTTCTTTCGGAATAATTAACTTAGTTCCTCTAACTGCAATCTTTAGCCCTCTTTCATCAGTCATACCTGCAATATCAATCAACATCTGCTCTAATGAGGTCTCATTAAGATCCGCAGCTGTTGAAAGAAGGTTTCTCTGATTTCCAGAAACTGAAGGATGTGAAGACGAACAGAGCGCTGCTCCGTCACCAATCGCATTTGCTCCAGTGCTAAAAGCATTGTTTAAAATAGACGCGGCTTTTATTTGCTTTGTTGTAGACATAGAACGAGCCAAAGCCTTAGTATATCGGCTTGCAAGACGATCATAGAGATTGTCTTCAATAGCCTCTTCAGTAATACTAAAAGCCAAAGCAACGGTTTCGTGTGTATAACGAGCAGTGTAGGTCTCCTGAGCGCTGTCAAAGGAAATAGAAGATCCTTCTTGCTTGACAGGTGCTGTTGAGAAACCAGAAAGCATTACCTCTTCTTCAAAAGCTCTATCAGAACTTTCTTCATCAAAGATAGCTGAATGCTCGTTTTCGTAACGATCGTATTCCAGTCCAAACAAGGCGTTTAGGCCGGGTTCTAGCTCTTTCGCTAGTTGTGCGCGAGAAATTGCCATATCCTAACCTCCTTATATCGCGGTTGTGGCAAAAGTGCCTACAGCCGCACCGACGCCAGAATTGTATGGATGATTTAAACGCACGATGTATTGATGTCCTACTGCGGAATAGTCAAGATTTCCTTCATCCTCAAAAAGACCGACGATACGAACGTCTAAAGTATTTGTAGTAGCAGCTGTACTAATGTCTAGCATATCTGATGCCATACCTGTGTTTGTGCTACCGCTGTTTACACTAGCCATGTCACAATTCGCAAAAGTGTCCGCAAGAGCGGTTGCTCTATCGGTGTTCGTTCCATCTGCAACAACAACGTAGAGTTGCATTGGATCGTCATATACGAATGCCTTTACAGGATAGTTCGTATCAACACTTACACTGTTTGATCCGGGCCAGTAGTTAAGCCATGTTGCCTTTCCGGTTACTGAGTCAACATACTCCACACCACCTAACACACCAAGAGGAGCAACTGCCTGATCGGAAATCGCGATAGTGCCTCCTGCTAAAGGAATTACTATTCCTCCGTTGTATATAGCTGTTGAGTAGTCGTTAGCAATCTCATACTGCGTTGTCGCATTATTGAAAGGATTGCCACCCACTTTACCAATAGGACGAAGACCATAGCCGCCTGATAGTAGATTTGCCATAATTTGGTTTCCTTATCCTAAAAAGATGGTCCTAATTCTTAGTTTGAGAACCACCAAAAGTTACACGAGATTGACGATTAGGTTTATTAATCGTCATTGTCGAATGAGCGTTTTCTCGCATCATATCAGAATCTACAGCTTCCATTTGATCCGCACTTCTTTGATCGAAATACGCAGTCCTTTCTGCTACAGTTTCTATTGGAATACGAGCTAACATTAAGCCTCCCACTCCGAACACACCTTCATATTTACCCGAATCAATAACAGGAGATTCAAAATCTGGGTACTCATCCTGTCTAACCAATTCCCAACCTTCTCTTAGTTTAGCACTAATGTTCTTACGGTCATCATAACCTCGAACCTCAGCACGAATCCAACGATGTTTAAACCCATCTGGTGCGGGTGGTGCGTCCAACATGGACGGTGGAGCCCACGGCTTACGCTGTGCCGTCTTCTCTCTAGTTTGTTTTGCGCGAGGCGTTCTTTCGACAGATCCTCCGAAGTTTAACTCTTTATTATCTGACATTTTTTACTCCTTCACGTATTTCGCGTATTCTTCTATTGGCACACCCAATCTTTTAGCTATATCAACTTGGGTCGGGGTGAGTCTGACCTTTCTACTTTTACTGCGCCCAGAGGTAGCAGAGCGTGATACAGAAGCAACCGTCTGAGCGGGTCGATTACTCCGAGACTCTGTAGAAGGCGCTTCTGCACCTCCATTTAACTTATGCGGAAATTCTGTCCGCATACGGTTATCAAGCTCAGTATAGTACTCATTTGAGCTTGGGTCAAACCCTTCGTTCTCAACCATGCGTTTATGTATACCAAAAGCCGCATACGTCATCGCTTCATCTGTGCCAAACCAATCGTTCTTTTCGGCCCATTTCTGAGCTTTAGGATCAGGTGGTTTAACGGGTTGAGGTGCGGGTTGAGCCTGTTGCGTAGGCTGAGGAGTATTTTTAAGAGATTCTTGTTTAGCTTTAGCCTGAGATGCTCTATCTGCCTCTATAGTCAAACGGCTTATTTCTTTCTGGGCTTCTACAGCTTGGGCCGTATCCCCTATTTCCATTGCCGATTTAAGCTTAGTCTCTGCTGCCGACATTTGCGTGTCAACACGGGAACTATACTCATTTATATAGTTCTGATCCATGCTAGTCACACGGGTCTTTAACTCATCCGCTTCCTGTTGAACCTTTTGAGCATAGCGTAAAGCTTCTTCTCGCTCCCGCTCGGCAGTCCGCATTTTCTTAGTTAAGCGATCTATCCTTTTTTGCGTGGCGCTTTCGGCTTTGGTGAACTGGTCGTCTTCTTGGGACGACCCGGTTTCGGTTTCGACGATAACTTCTCCGGCTTGACCAGACGCCTGATTCGCGCCCGTATCCTCGCTAGTATCGACTTCAATTTCTCTAATATCTGTTTCATCGTTCTCTTTCTCTAACATAATAACTCCTAAAAATGAAGAATATCTGTGGGTTCTAAAATTTTGGCAAGTATCTCATCATCGTTGAGAATACGAACCTCACCACCTTCTATCTTAAAACGTGATCCTGAATATCGGGCAAACATTACCCAATCTTTTTCTGCACACCAAGGCCCCGTAGGGAACTTTTTCTCATCTTTGTATGCTAGATCTCCGACTTTAAGTACATATCCCACTTGCGTGGAAACTTGTTGTTCTTCCACAACAGTATTGGGAAGAAATAAACCACCTTCGGTTTTACCCTGACCTTTATATGGCAAAACTAATATTCGCCAACCTGTAGGATTAGGCATTCTTTCAATTAAGGATTTATTAAGAAGTTCTGGATCTAAAACTGTTGCTTCTTCTTTTGGCGCTTGCCAAGCATCTTTCAGTTCTGGTTCCTCAGTTTGTGTGTCAGTCAATGCTGCGCTCCTGTTTGTCTAGCAGGCTCTTGAGTTCCTGTTCTACATAATTTAGGCCATCAAGGATGCCCATGAGTTTCTTGTAATGCTCCATATCTCGAATATTATCTCCTCCGAGTATATCGGAAACATTTTGTCGTCTTTCTCTTATAATTTTAAATACGGAATCTGCAATAAATATCTCATCCATCTTATATCCCCATATCTAATCTTACAAGATTGGTTATACTCTTAGCATGTCTGATATAAAAACGCCACCCCTATTTTATCATACTGATGGAAGCCTCCGTTGTTTCTTTATTTCTACGGGTCCAACCCTTACCAAAAGTTTTAAAAGTTCCCAGACTTTCGTAAAACTCCTGCCTAATTTTTCCGAACTCTTCAATCATATATTTAGGGTTCTGTCTGTTTATCAAAGCAAGCGTCTTAGGGCCTATAGCCCCGTCTACAGCTGCTCCACAGATTTTCTGCAACGCCTTGGCCGCACGGCCCGTGCCGCTGTTCACACCCCAATCAAACGCACAAAAATCCAAACCGCTAGGGAGGTCATCACATTTAAGACGAGACCAGTAACTTTTCTTATATATAGGCGCCACATCCTTTACAGTAAGCTTCTTCATGCTTTTTTTACCACCACTAGCCACATATACTTTCTTAGTGACCCCAAGATTGGTTTCTCCTCCGGGGTCATCGGGATGATTTACATAGCCCCCTTCGTGATGCAAAAGCATCTCTAGACATTTGTCAAAATTAGCTTTCATTATACTCAACTCTTTCTTTTATTTTTTATTTTTTTAAAAATACCTTTAGCAGGAGCGCCTTTAGCACCTTTTTTTCTCATTTTTTCGCCACTACCCGCTGCAATACGTTTGCGTTTTGCGTGAATATTAGCATATAGACCTTTACCAGACATTTAACACCTCCATCTTCTTCTTGCTTGTCTAATTCTTGAATTTGGGTCGTTTCTTGTTTTAGCTGAACTTCTTTTTAACTGCCCTGCACTTCTAGCACAATATGATTTTCTTCTTTTTGCTGCCTTACTTCCTTTTTTTACTTTACCTGTAACTGCCGTTTTTAACTTAGAACCGGGGTTTGCTGCACGATATGCCTTAACACCTTTTTTAGTCATACCCGCTCCTGCCGCGGTTTTTCTATAATTACCTCCTTTTCCCGTAGTCTTTGGTATAGTTTTTTCTTTTGCTCTAGGCATTACTTAGTTAATCCTTTTGTCTTTTCGTATGACCTCAAGCCGCCGATTCCGAGCATACCGCCCAAAACAGGAAGGAGCGTACCCACATCAAATGCAGGTAAATCGGGTGTTTCTAAGCCAATGTAGGCAAAAACAAATATTAAAAGCGGCTGAAGCACAAAATGATATGCAAAAGCAATACCGCATGTCCAGCCAACAAAGGGCCGCCAGCCGCCCTTAAATAACGATCCTGAAGCCGCTTCGGCTTTATTTATCTCTAATTGTGCGAGTAAAGCCTCTTGAGAATGTTTCTCTCCCATAGTAGCTATTTCGTGAGCCAAAGCAGCCTTTTGATCTTTGTCTTCAA